CTGGCTGGGCAGCGTGCGCTCGAAGACCGGAGCCGGGTTCGGATCGTCCACCGCCTCGACGAACGAGCCGGTGAAGGTCCACTTGACCGTCGCGTAGCTGCCGGACTGAGCCGTGACCTCGAACGTGCCGAGCGCGCCCGGCAGGGTGTGCAACACGCCATCCTTGTGCAGATAGAGCGTGAGGCTCTGGAAATTGTCCGAGATCGGCTGCAGCGACAGGCCCGGCGGCATCAGCCAGACGGTCCACGCCTGACCGACGGCGAGATTGCCAGCGAAGGTCGGGGCGAGCGTCAGGCCCTTGGTGCCAACCACGAACGGCTGACCCGAGGTCACGACCGCCGAGGCGTTGCCCTCGCCAACCGTGTCCGAGGTCACGGTGATCTTGGCCGCACCGGACGCGCCGGCGGTGTCGACCGTCAGGTAGTAGCAGACGACATCGGCGGTCGCGCCGGGGTCGCTGCCGCCCTGCAGCGTCGCGTGAGCCCACGAGCCTTCGACGGTGCTCGCCGGCGTGTAGACGGTGCCGATCAGGTTGCCTGCCGGCCCGTAATTGTCGGCGGTGATGGTCAGCTTCGCGCCGTCAGTCGACGCGATCGAGTGCGGCAGCTGCGGCGTTCCGGCGAAATACTGCGTGCCGACCTGCTGCACGCTGTTCATCGCCGCCACGACATTGGCGAGCGAAGCGCCGATGTTCGCGCCGAGCTCCACGTCGCCGATCACGGCGGGAACGGCCTTGAAGGCGTAGGTCTCGCCATCGACGATCAGCTCGTCTCCGGCGTTGAAGTTCGCCGTCGGCGTGTAGACGTTGGTGGCGTTCTTCTGCGAGGAGACTGACCAGCCGACCTCGACAGCCGGTTGACCCTGGTCGAACGGCCCGATCACCGTCGGGTCAGGGAACGTCGACATGGCGTAGCCGCAGGCTTCGAACAGCCGGGTGATCAGCGGAGCGTTCGCGGCCTGGCCCAGATTGCTCAGGCCATTGCCGCGCAGTTCGGTGGTGAACTCCATCGACGCGACCTTGCGCCCGATGATGAACGGCACCTGGGACAGGTCCTTGTGGACGAACTTGCGCTCCAGGACGTTCGGCTTGATCGTGTAGGCAGGGTTCTCGACCAAGAACCCGTCGTTGACGCCGACCGGCTGCGCGACGTTGTAGGTCGCTTCGATTGCAGCCTGCAGGACGGCTTTGCGAGTGAGCAGGACAGACATCGTTCAATCCTCTTGTTCGAGTGCGACGATCCCGGCCTCAGCCCGCAACCACGTGGAGAGCGCCCTGGCCGGCGACGCCCACATTGAGGGCGGCCTTCCAGGCGGCGGCGAGCGTCGCAACGTTGTTGGCGTAGGCGGCGAGGAACGCGTCGGCGTCGCCCTTGGCCAGCGCGCTCGGCTCCGCGGTGACGGCGACAGCCGCCGGGATCGCAGCGAGCGTGAGCGACTCGGGCGTGCCGAACGGGCCGGCAGTATTGAGCGCAGGCGCGCCAACGGCGACCAGGACGGCGTTCGCGCCGTAGATCAGCGAGTTCAGGTTGCCGGCGGCGACCTTGAAGGCGGCGACCGCCGAAGCGTAGCTGACCGCGTTCGCGCCGTTCTGCGCCGTGCTCGCCTTGTCGAGCGCCGGGATGGTGTCGGCCGCGGCCTGGACGCCGTTGGCCGAGACATTGGCCGGCAGGCCGAGCAGCGCCGAGGCTTCGTTGATCGTGTTCGTGATCACCAGGCCGGCGTTCTGCAGCTTGACGAGCGAGGCGTTGAGCGCCGTGGTGTCCGCGCCGCCCGCGGCGGTCGCGTCGATCGCGGCGACGGGGATGGGCAGGCCGACGATGCCCGCGCCGGCGACGCCGGTCGAGTTGTCGACGAAGTCGTGGACGGCAGCGACCTCGACCTTCAGCCGCGCATTGTCGATCGCCAGACCCCGAACAATGGCGGCGAGGCCATAGGGGTTGCGGCTGTAGACGTTGGCGAGACCCGTGAACTGCGTGATCTTGACTTTGATGGCAGACATTGGAGCACCTCATTGCTCATGGTGCGCCGGACACGGCCGGCTCCACTGTTCGTGCAATTACTTGCACAACACAGCAGAACTTTCCACTCGCTTGTCGGTGTTCGGTACAGCCGCTAGGCCGCTGTCATACGGACGCGACGAACGCATTCTGCGCCGCATTCTTGGCGTCTCGCAGCTGCTTGCCCATGGTCCCTGCCGCGGTGTGCGCAGCAGCGACTTCATCCCACACGGCCTGGGCGATCTCTTCCGCGGTGGGATCGGTCAGGACAATCGCACAAAACACCGCGCAGTGCACTTCATTGCCTGCTCACCCGAGGTCGGGTGTCGGGTTCCGCGGGTCTTCATAATTGTAGCGATACTGGATCGTGGCCATGCACACGCCCTCGACCGAACGATCGGCGTAAGTCACCAGGTCCACCTCTGAGCCGGTGATCTTGGTGTCGATCGCCTTCTGGCCCCAAGTGCGGTCCTCTGTCAGCGCCCGCTTGATCACGCACAGCGCCTGCTCGGCGAGATGGCCAGGCGAGACGTCGTCCTGATTGCGCGTGATGCGGAACTCGACGTTCAGCGTCAGGAAGCACATGACGTACGGCATCGAGAAGCTCTCTTTCTCGGGTCCAGGCACCAGACCGAGGGAGTAGCGCTTGCGCTGGTCGAAGCCGGCGAGAGGGCCGAGTGCGACCGTCGACCAGGTGATGCCGTACGGGTCGGAGACCGGCTGGTCGGCCGCCATTGTCTCGAACTTGTTCTTGATCGAGTCGAGGATCGTCTGGCGGACGGATTTCATGTTCGGTTTCATTGCTTCGTCACCTCACGGACCATGGCGTCCATCGCGCGCTCGACGAAATACGGGATGCCAGCCCGCAACGTCTCGCCCATCTTCAGGCGCGGCGGGATGGTCACCGACGTCTTCAGCACGTACAGCGGCCGGATCGACGTGCCGACGCGCTGGAAAATCAGCAGATTGCCGGCCTTCGACTTGGCGCAGAACGTGTTCGGCCAGTCGCGCGGGCTCGACCTGATCGGCAGGCCGTTGCTGTCGAGCGCCGCCGGCAGCGGGATGCAGAGGAACTTGCCGCTCTTGGCGCTGATGGTGCCGCCGAGCTCCTGGATGCGGGCATACGGAATGCCGGGCGCGCCGACCGAGCCGGCGAGGTCCTCGAAGGTCGTGCCGTTGACCGTGACGCTGCCGAGGATGGCGTTGACCAGGTTGCCGCTACGCTTGGACAGCGACGAAGCCGTGGTGCCGCCCGGCCAGCCGCCGCTGTTGCGTTGTGCAATTGCCTGAACGACCCGGTCGAGGAAGGCTTTCATCTCGCGCGACAGCGCCTGGGCCGAGTTCTCCCAGTCGGCGTTCAGCGTCGCGTAGAACGCGCGAAGGCCGGCCTCGGCGTCGGAGAACCGCTGTCCGCGGAAATCGAACTCGATTGTGAAGGCGTCCGGCATCGGGTCCCCTTCACAGTGGCGGCACCGAGATCGGAGCGAAACGGAGATGGCGCGCGGTCAAGACGTCGTACTGACCGCCGAGCACCTTGGTGTCGAGCTTGATCTGCGCTTCCGACAGGACCGGCGAGTCGGCCATGCCGATCAGACAGTTCAGCGTCGCGGCCTGCTGCAGCCAATCTGGTACGGAGCTGATCAGATAGCTCTCGGCATTGTTTGGGTCGGCGGCGAAGCCGGCCTGGTAGCTGATCCGCACGTACTTGCTGAAATAGGGCGTCTGATAGTCGTGGACGATCCCCTTGTCCGGGTGCAGCTGGACCGTCGACGTGACGTCGGTGTACTGGCCGGCGACGGACAGGTTCGCCGCCGTGTCGGCATAGACGACCGAGGTCAGGCTCGCGACCAGCCCGCGGCGCAGCTTGAACTGGGTCTCGAAGGCGGGGCCGTCGAGGTACGGCGGCTCCCGCACGTAGAAGGTGTCGATGAACGCGCCTTGGTCGAATTCCGTCTCCAGGCGGCCCGCGAGCTGCGACTCGGCAGCATCGAGCGCCGTCGTGATGGCGAAATTGATGTCCGTCATGTCGTCGAAGCCGAGCTTCGACCGAATGTCGGCGACCGAGGCGAGCAGCATCAGACAGTGACCTTCGGTTCGTCGGCGGCAGCTTCGTCCGCCGAGGCGGGCTTGCCCGCCTTCTTCATGTGAACGCCGCCGGTCGGCTTGCCGGCTGCGGCAGCGGCGGCGGCGGCCTTGATCTCCTCGGTGTCCACCTGCTTGGGAGCCTGCGGAGCCTTCTCGACCGCATTCAGAGCGGCGTCGCGCTCCTCCCTGCTGATCGGGTAGCCGAGGATGCGGGCGAGAGCGTCGAGCGCCGGCTTCCCGGATCGATCGAAGCTCTCGTCGTCGTCGACGTCGAGCCGATCATTGGCGTCGTTGATGGCGTCGAACAGCTCCTTGCCGGACGGCCGGTGCTGCGTCTCGCGATAGTCGAGCGCCTCGCGCGTATCGAGGCCGGTGACCTTGAAGCGCGGGTTGTTCTGCAGCGCGAACGCAACGGCGAAATCCACCGGCGTCTTCACGCCTTTCTCGTAGACCTTGCCGCCGACGTTCAAGCGGTGCAGGCCGACCAATTCAACTTCGGGCATGTGACACTCCTTGTCGCCCAACAAAATGGGGCAGCATCGGCGAGATGCTACCCCATATTTCCCGTCAGTGCAATTGACTGCACTCACACCGTCGCGACATTTTCGTAGGCGACGATGGCCTGGCTCTCTTCGATCTGGAAGGCGATCCTGGCGGTCAGGACGATGATGTAGACGCGGGCGGTAATGTCCTTGTCGAACTCCATCGAGACCTGGCGCTGGATGCCGAAGATCAGGTTCAGCGGGTCGGTGTACAGGCCGGCGTTCTCCGGCATGAGCGCAACCGGGACGACCGGCGAGCCGTAGGCGAACGTCGGCGACGTGCCTTGGGTCATCTGATCGCCGAGCGGGGTGCCGCGGTCAGCCAGCGTGTCCCGGTATTCCGTCTCGTTGTTGACCGAGACGAAATGGTTCAGCGCCGCCTTGTTGCGCTGATACTGCGACGGCATGGTCTTCAGGCCCTGCTTGAAGATCGCCTTGCTGATCGAGCCGCCAGCCGCGTCGTAGACGTTGCCGGCGGTCTCGGCGACATTGAGCCACCCAGCGAACTGGCTGAGGTACGCCTGGTCGTCCGGGTCGGCCGGGTTCGTGTAGGTCAGGCTGGCGAGCAGCCCGAGCTCTTCCATGTCGAGTGCGGCGCGCTCGGCGATCAGGTCGATGATCGTCTGGCGGAGGCCGGCCGGACCGGTGTTGGGCAGCTCGTTCTGAGCGGTGGTCGCGCGTTCGATGTTGTCTTCCATCACATCGTACGGGATGCGGACTTCCGCGATCTGCTCCTTGGTCTGGAGCTCGATCTGTTCGGTCGTCGGCATGGCGCGACCGCCGAGGCCCCCGGCGACCTGCGCGTTCTGCGGCAGGGCGGTGGCGGAGGTGGCGGCGCGCAGGATGCGAGCGCCGAAGCCGATCTTGTTGATCTTGCGGATGGGCGAGATCATCTCGACCACGCGGCAGACGCGGATCAGCGTCGGCTGCTTGATCAGTTTGCGGATGAACGCCGCACCCTGTTCGGGATTCAGGACGCCGCCCGTCGACTGGAGGTCCGCGATGGCGATGTCGGCCTTGCGGAGCAGGCTACCGTTGCTGGACATATCATTCACTCCTTGGTGCAGCTAACTGCACCATATCTGGGTTGCTCTTTCCGCTCTCGCGGCCCTCTTACGCGCGCCGACGCGAATAGGCCGTGTCCAGGAGCGGGATGCCGCCATTCTCCTGATCGCCCTTCGCGACCACGATCTTGTCGCCACCCTCGTCGTTGAACACGGTCCCGTTCAGGGCCGCATCGGTCTTCTTCGCCAAAGCGGTCACCGACTCGACTTTCGCCGAGAGGTCGCTGACCGACTTGGTCACGGCGGCATGGCTCTCCTGCACGCTCTTGGCGAGCGCTTGGATGGCCTGCATGACTCCGGCGTCCGCCTTGAGGGTCTGGACGTCCTTCTCCTGCGCGCCGGAACCGGACTGCTCGTCGGACAGGGTCTCGCCCTTGCCCTTCTTGCCGATCTCGGCGTCGCCGTCGTTCTTCGTCGTGGGGGAGATGGCCTTGGCAGGCACACCCTCCAGGCTGAGCGTCTTGCCTTTGACCTTGCCGGTGACGTCGCCGCCGGACTCGCCTGCCTCGGCGTCAGCGCGGTCCTCGGGCCGCTTGTCGGCCCCCTGGGCAGCGCCCTCGCCCGCCTGGCTTTCGCCATGGGGCTCAACGGAGGTGATTTCGATGACGTGGGAACCGCCATCGCCGCTCGTCTTCACCACGAAGCCCATCGACTTCGCGAGGCCGATGAACGCGTCGATCTCGCTCTTCGCGGCGTGCGTCCCGCCAGCCGCGGTCGGGGACTTGGCCTTGGGCGGCAGACCGCTCTGCGCGCCATTGGTGCTGTCGTCGTCCATCGCCTTCTGGCCCTCCGCTTTCTTGGTCGGGGCTTTCGCCTTGGCCGGCATCCCGGACGTGTCGCCGGAAACCGGAGCACCGGGCTTGGCGTCGACTTCGTTGTTCTCGGCGTCGTCGGAGGTGGCGCGCGGCGTGCTGCCGGTGCCCTCGCCGAGCTCAGCACCTGCGCCGGTGCCGTTCTTGCCAGCGTCGCCCTTAGCGGCGCGCGTGCCGACCTTCTTGCCGGCGTCGGGCATCAGCGGGTCTTCCGCGCCGGGATCGCCCTTATCGGGGCCATCGCCGTCTGCCTTCTTCGCCGCGCCCTTGCCGTTCGCCTTGTCGCCGAGGCCGTCGCCAGTCTCCTGGTCCGTGGCCGCGCCGCCAGTCGCGTTGCCGGTGCCGCAAGCCTTGAGGACCGCGTCCGCCTTGATGACGCCGGCGGGCATCAGCACGCCGAACGTCTCGACATACGCCTTGAGGTCTTCCGACGCCTTGGCCAGCTCCGAGCCGAACGACACCGGGTCGGCGCTCTTGAGGAGCGAAGCCGCATGGTCGGACAGCATCTGCGAAGCGAGCGCAGGGCTGAAGAAATAGCCCTGCTCGCCAGCGGCACCGGCGTAGATCGTGCCGGTCCAGTCGCGGTCGCCCGCCGCCTTGCGGAGATCGGACCCCTTCACGGCGAGCGCGAGGTCGTTGTCGAGCTTCACGAGCGCGAGGCCGCTCTTCGAACCGGCTTCGAACTTGTCGCCTTCCTTCGACAGCGTGACCACGCCATCGTCGTCGGACTTGGCAAGCTTGTCGCCGAGGCCGCAGGCCGCGCTGATCTTGGCGATGACAGGCGCGTCTGCCTTTTGGGTGACGATCGCCACGACGGTCGGGGCGGCGTCGGCCTTCTGGAACATCTTCCGCCCGATGGCGTACAGGTCGAGCATCTCGCCTTCTCCCTTGGTGATGCGGAACGGCAGGCGGTTCGCGCCGCGCTTGACCAACGAGACGAAATTGACGTCGGTGTTCGTCAGCTCGGTCGCTTTGAATTCAAGCCGCGACATTGAGAACCCCTTCCACGAACGAGAACCGGTGCGCATGGCCATTGGCCGGCTCGGTGACAGTCCCACGCACGATCTGGTGCATGTGGCCGTCCAGAGCCGGGTTCGTGTAGCCGCCCAGAAAATTGCCGTGCTGGTCGAACTTCACCACGAACGAGTGCGTATGCCCCCGGACGCCGTCGGTCTCGCCCTTGAGGAGCTCAGGCATCTCGATCACCAACGCCTTCGGCGTACGAACGCCGATGCCGTCGAGCGAGAAACCGTTCAGCTCCCCTGACTTGACCATTTGCCATACGGCCTGGTCGGGAACCTTCACACCCAACACCCAGCTACCCGGAATGAAAGTCGGGTCGCCTTCGCGAGCGAGGAAACTTTCGACCACATAGGAGCCGGAGGGCATCTGCGTGTGGTTCACGTCGATGTTCGACGCGATCCCCTTACGCAAGAAGTTGTACGCCATCTTCTTGATCTCGTCGGGCGTCATGAAGTCGCCCTGCGAGTCCGGAAAACTTGGCGCGTAAACTTCTCCGAAGACCACCTGCTCTTCGTGATCGAGCTTCTTGATCTGGATTACGTCCTCGACTGCCGTTACCTGGCCCATATGGCTGAGGTAGCGCTCATCGCGCTTCACCAGCCTCACGAGCCGAGCCTCGGCAGTCATTGTCCGTTTCCCAGATCATCGCGCGTGCAGTTGATTGCACGAACCGACATTACACGGGGATGCGTGGCGGGTTCAACCGCTTCGTGCAATTATCTGCACACATCGGACCAAATTCTAGGCCAGTGGATGGTCAGCCTCGGTCGAGCGGCGCGTTGGCGTCGTTCATCGTCCCGCTGTCGAAGGCGATCGACGAGCTGTCCGAGCGGATGTCGTCGTAATCCTGCTCGCGTCCGGCGGGCGTCTGGTCCTTGCGCTTCTTCTTCGGCGCGTTCGGCCCCTCGAAGCCCTGGTCCTCGGTCGGCTTGATCGTGTCGTCAGCCTTCTCGACGGTCTGATCCTGCTTCCAGGCATCG